ATTAAGACCGTCAAATTTCATCCCTTGACTAAATACGCCACCTTGAACTATTTTGGGTTGCTGCAATACCGTTGGTTGTGTTAGGTGGTTCCCGTTTCCGCTTTGGTCGTACCACTTAACAACGTAAGCATTAGAGGGAGCCCCTACCCAAGCTAATAACGTTCCGTCTGTTAAGTCAGAAGCAGAAGCATCAATTTCTGCGTTATCAGATGCACGACGAACTCTCATAACGTTGGTTGTTGTGCTTGATATTTTCTCGTTTGAATAAGCCGCAGTAGGCGAGTAGTCATCGACTAGATAACTGACAGGCGCACCGTATATATAAGGATTGATTAAAAACATTATGCTCTAGTTCCGATTAGTGTAACTTTCAATCCAGCACCAGCTATTGTAGAACCTATTGCATCAATGTCTACCGTAATTTCTGAGTCATCTGTTAAAGCACTTGTAGATATAACTGCTGGTGTCGCTGCCGTTGTGCTTGTTTTCTCCGTTGCATCAATAGTAAGTTTAGTGCTTAGTATAGTTGCAGCAGTTTGGTTAATATTTACCGTAATAGCGGCTCCTGTTGGCGCAGTCGTTACACTTGCTCTTACCTCTGTTAAAGTCATTGCATAAGGCATACGAAAAGTAATAACGTCCGTAGCAACCGCTAAATCTGTTGTTTCATCAGAGCAAGCGAATTGAATCTCTGTAGGTATAGCATCAACTACCATTTGAAAAGTAGCAACCTTAGTAGTAGCACTTTGAACTATTGCCAGCGTATCTGTAAGGGCTACCGTAGTAGCTGCCGTTAACGCACTAATTTTTGAGTCTGCCATCCTTTTGCTTAGTTAAAAATATTTGTAGTTTCTTTATGTTAACTTCTTTAGGTTTATAAATCTTCTTCATAGTTCTAAATTGTTATAGTCTAGTCTATCTCTTTCAGCGTTACTGTCTAGCATCCAACCGCTAAAAACTGTATTTCTGTCTGGTCGAACATCTTCCGCAGAATTTGTAGAGTATTCTGGAAAGAGTGTAGTGTTATTGCATAAGTAATCTACTAATCTAGTTGCGTAATGTTCTGCAATATCTCTCTCTTTTTCAATCAAAAAGTCTACTTCGTTTTTTTCTACGTTTTGGCTATTCTCCGAAGAGTGTTTATAAACACCTTTATTTGCAATAGTGTAAGCTGAGAAAGGCAAGTACTCCATTAAAGAGTAATGGATCAAAACAGGCTTTACATATTTAGTATTTAAGTTAAGATAATCTCCCGATAAAGTAGCGTTAGTTATTTCTAACTGTATCTTTTCTAGTAAATCAGTACCTAGCAAATTCTGTACGTGAATGTCTTGAGCTATCTTACAAAACTGTATAAACTTATCTTTGTCTACGTTACCGTTAAGTGCAGTAAATTGCGTTATATCTTCGGTTGTTATGAGTAGTGCTTCTGCCATTATCTTGCGTCGTTTGGTCTATTATTATTTCTAGGAGAGTAGCCTTTGTGCTTCATATCGTTAGGTTTCATAGCTACCTCTTTAGGGTTTGCTACTCTATAACCAAACTTTCTAGCTTTACCTGTACTTACTTTATTTGCGTTAGGGTTTAATACGTTTTGTTTCTTAGAAGCACTAACAAAGGTTTGACGTTGCCATTTATGATGACATCTAGGCCCACCCTTGAATTTAAAAATATCGTAGAAGTCAGAGCCAAATTCTCCAAAACCAGCGTTAACAACTTGCCTACTCATATTATATAAATCTTCTTTTCTATAAAGTTTTTTAGCTCTCATCATAGCTTTACAAAAATCTCTTTCTGGGTTTGCGTTACCTACATATTTGTAACGAACCTTAAAATAGAAACCGTCTACTTCTTTATCTTGCGAACTCTTTCTATTTGCGTTAGCTTTACCAGAAGAAACAAAGTTTAAAACTTTAGATAATGTAGTAGGCTTATCTTTTAAAGACTCTTCCCATTCTTGAACTTGTGAATCTAGCTCAGTTTCATTATCGTAATCTACCTCTCTTTCATCGATAAGCTCCCATTCGTCGCTTTCATCTTCGCCAAAGTCTGCAATGATACTATCTAAATCGGAACTCATCTTTAAATTAGCTTCTTCTTTAGCTTGTTGCTTTTCTTCGATTGAGTCCATTAAGTTTAGACGTTTAAAGTACAAGTCTAAATTCGCTCCATTGAACGATAAGAATTCGTCTACTGCATCTAAAATTAATTCTTGGAATGGTACTACACTCTGGTTATAAAATACCTTAGTAGCCATTTCTATCTCATCTGCATTTGAACTAAAACCGCTATTTTCTGTAGTTACTCCAATAAGCATAGGAGAAACAATACCGTGAGCGTTTAATAGTTTAGCTTGACATTCATTAGAAAGGTAAGCGTAATGTTCTGGAGCATCACTTAAAGCAATATCTTCTATAGTAGTAGCCATTTCTTTGTTCTCATTGAACGCTATAATAACCTTATCTCCTTTAGAACCTTGTAAACGTTGTCTAACTCCTTTCTCTATTTGTTGTCTGCTTTCTGGTGTTCCTGTTCCGTTGTTAAAGTTAATTACTTTAGTACCACTAAATGAGTTTTGGCAGTCAGTTATTAAAAAGTCTGCTATCTCTTCTTCTAGTACCGCATATTTTAACGCTCCTAAATAGTCAACTTCTGAGTAATATTTCATATCTACAGAGTCAAACTTCAAACAATAGATTTCTACTGCATCTTTAGACGTTCCAAAAGCTGAATATCTAATTGGTTCGTGCCGTCTAGTGTCGCTCCAATCGTTAGAAAAGTAATATCCTACTATCTCTCCATCTTCATTGCACTTCTCTGCACGTATTAATTTAGTATTTATGTAATCTACTTTAAGGATCTTAGTATGGTTCTTATTATATGATACTGAAAAGTAGCCAGCACCTAACATTTTTAAGTTCTTAGCTACACCTTTTAACGCTTTAGGCTTGATTATACTTTTCATCATAGCATACTCGTTAGGCTTCTTATTAGCGTTTAATGCACTTAGCCCTCTACCAAAGATTAACTTAGATATACCATTGATAGCACTATTATTTGTAGTACTATTTTTATATGAGTTTATAAGGAAAGAATAGTAGTCGTTCTTATCTCCAAATTCTACCCATTCATCACGTGTAGTTTCTTTAACTGTTGGCGGTTCGTACTGCGCAAAGTTGAAGATACTTACATTATTGTTATTTTCTTCTGCCATTATACTATAATATAATCGTTATTACTTGTAGTTTCTGTATAAGTATCTTTGTTTATTGTGTAATCTGCCACCACTTGATTAGTGCAAAACACTCTATCTGTATAAACTACGCTTGTACCGTCTAATATAGTGATAGTGTAAAACTGTCCCTCTGTTAGCGTTACTATTTTGTCCCAAGTTAAGTATCTACCGTCTTGCGAAGCCGTTATAGCATAAGACGTAGAACCCTCAGAGCCTTTAATATTCATACTATCTGCAACATAGTAACGTGGTATTACGTTAAACGTTTGAGATAATGCACTTTCTTTTAAGATAATCATATAAGTAAATAACTAATATTATTATGTTTTGTTATAAAAGCAAAAACCCCACTAAGTAAATAGTAGGGTTTAAGTATTTGTTTATTTGTTTATTTTAATAACCTCTTTTAGCTATTGCTTCTACTTCATCTGCTGCATCTGCTACGTCTATCATAGCACTTTCTAGTTCACTATACCCTTTAATAGATGTAGGGTTAACTCCTAAATCATTAGCAGCCTTTTCAGCTTTATCTAAGATAGATTGTGCCTTTTCAGCAGCAGCAACACCTTTAGCACCTTTAGCACCATTAGCTTTTAAAACTTTATCTTTTTTTGCTTCTGCTTCTGAAGCTATTTTGATAGCTGCTAAAGACTCCTTTTCTAAAGTTTGCATACTTGCTAACAAAGACTTCATATCTCCTAGCTTCTTACTAATATCGTCAGCTACTCCTAACTCTACTACTTCACTTTTCAACTCAACTTCCACCTTACGATTTTGAAGAGCTTTTAAAATTGCACTCATATTTCTTGTATTAAAATAAAGCCCTACCAATATGATAAGGCTTTATAAAGTTAGTAATTTATTTAAACTACAGTTAAACCAACCGCTAAAAGTCCAGATTCATCTGCTGAATCAATGAAAGGTGCTGGAATCTTCTCCATTGCCTGCATTGTTACAGTATATCCGCTTAAATCTCCCATTGCAGTCCCACTAGAGATAGCAACAGTTTGAACTTCTACACCGTGTTCTAAACCAGCTAAGAAAAAGTTACCGTTGTAATCTTCAACAACTACTCTTGGTCTACCATAAGACAATAGTTTAATTTCTTTATGAGTAGCAATATCTTGCTTCTTTAATACTAAAGTCAAGTTTTGCTCTACAAAAGTAGTTCCATTCTGCCTACTCGATGTTACCGATTGATCAAATACGTTTCCACCTTTAAGCTCATACTTATAAGCGTTTATTGTAGCTGCTCCTACTATAGTAGCAATTAAATCTGTATCTGTTACGTCATAAGTGTAAGAGGTAATATCATCGTAATTTACGAAATAGATATTTTTCAAACCACCGACTGAATCTTTACATAATTCTGCTCTTCCGAGCGTTAAATCACAAGCCATAATTTTTATTTTTAAATGTTTATAAAAAAAGGGTAGCAGTTATTTACTACCACCCTTTTAAATTAATTAGTTAATATTATACCGTTGTAGATAAGTACCAAACGATGTCTTCAGAATTGATATACTGAACTGCTCCAGTGTACACCATTTTCAAACGAACGTTACCGCTTAAATCTGACTCATCCATATCCTTAATTCTAATTTCGTTATGGTCTGCTAATAAACCTGTTCCGAAATAAAGGTTCTTAACTTGGTAAACTACGAAAGTGTTATCTGGTAAACCATCCATAACTGTAATCTTTTGAGAACCGTAAGCTAAATTCATTTCAGCTCCACCTAGACCGTTAGAAATACCAGCAGAAATTAATGCTTGCTCGTAAGCTAAAGCTACGTTTGCAGAAACTCCAAATACTAAGTCTTTCTTTCTTCTCAAAGCTACAGGAACTGCATCCAATACTTTCTCAATTTCAGTTTGTACGTTAGCTTTAGTAATTGCTCCAGCCAAAGAAGTAATACCAGAACCAGCTTTAACTACGTTCGCATCTGCATCGAAAAGCTCGATGAAACCACCAATACGACCTGTAGTAGCTGCTACACCTTGCCAAATATCTAAATCAGTTGCTTCAGCAGTATCTGAAAGAATTTCGTTCAATAAAGCTGCTTCAACATCTTTAGGCATATTGTCATTGTGCGCTGAGAAACCCATAGAAGCACTAGACCAAATTTGTCTTAAATCTTCTTTGCAAATTTCTTGTGCATTCATAATCTTTTTAGGTGTAAGTAACTTCTCAGAAAGTGTTACTGCTCCTGTTGGTGTGAAACCACAAGCGTAATCGACTCTACCATCAGAGTAAGCGATTTTTCTTAAAGACATTTGAAAATCGATGTCTGGAAGTACTGTTACTAAATTGTTTGCAATAGTTGTAGCTTCT